GAAAGCAGAACCCGCCAACGGCAAAGAGAACAACATACGTTCGGTTTCAGGCCGATACTCAGTCATCTTCTCAGTCAGCAGGTAGTTCAGATAATCTTGAACCCGATTCGCTTGGTTTTCCTTGTCAGGGGTAATAGTGCCGACCACTGAGGTCTTTACAGGCCCACCCGCTGGGAACAACTCTTGTATCGCTTGAGACTGAAACTTAATGACTGACTCGGTCAGCAGTGGATGAAACACACCACAAGCGCCATCCCAAGGGGTGGTGCGGTCTTCATGCTTCAGTCCCAACAGATCCAAACCTTCGATGTAGGTTCGTTCCCAGTCTGCACGGCTTTCTTTATCTGACTTGAAGGAGCCGACAAGCTCAGAGGCGATACCGTAAAGATCACCATCATCAATAAATTCGGCTAGGTTGGAATCGTGGGACTCCGCACCCATTGGCACCATGTCTGGGTCAAAGTCGATGATCATCCCGCCGTCTTCGGTTTCTACAGATACCGAATCAGGGTTAACAATCTCTATCTCTAGGTCAGGCTCATCGCCGGTTCCCTGAGAAAATATCGACTCTGGCGTAGCCAAAGGGCGGTCAATAGCCATCTATCCGTTCTTCGTGAACTTTTGAGGTCGAGCCGCACCAGAACCACGGGCAACTGTATTACCTCCTTCTCGCATCTGCACTCTAGCGACACCACCGTTAGCCATCATCTTTGGGCTAACCTTCATGCCGCCAGTTTTACCACCAGCCTGCATTTTACCAACACCGTCAGCAGCAAAAGCGGGAACCATCTCACCGCCCTTTTTGACCATAGGCATTTTGCCACCAGCACTCATGCCTTTGGCTTTCATTTTGCCGCCAGCCATATAGCCTTTGGATTTCATTTTCCCGCCACCAGCCATACCTTTAGACTTCTTTCTCATCATCTTCTCCTGCGTAGAGATTATCGAATACTTGATTCACATCAAGCGTATAGTCCAAATCGGACTTACTGTAGTGAATGTGCTGGGATGGTCTGAAGTCTGGGGCACCTTCGCCTGTCTCAAACCATGCCGGATGTGTCACTCTAACCCTATTGTTAGGCAAAGCAACGATATTCCCCGTCCACTTACCAGCATCTAAAAGCTCCATAACATGACTCTGCTTGTGTTGTGCAGGGTCATCAGCTATCTCGTTGTCAGTGTAATCCACTGTGAACATATACCTAGCTGGATACATATCGCCATCGATCTTAGCAAGCCAGGGACATGGCGTACAACGATCCAAGACATATACCGAATGCTCCCGCGAACTACAATCCCACGGTTGCGCTGCCCACGTTGGCATCGGCTCAGGCCACTCTTCTAGCGGAGTATCTGCTACTAGACCTGTGATCGGCATCCTTGCCCACATCGCACCGCCGTGTACGTTCGGCTCGTCATCGTCATCGTAGGTCTCGGCCCCAGTGAATATCATCTGGAAGCTCAAGCTACGACACGGCATTGTTGTTACAGCGACTGCCATCGCGTGTATGAACTCACCGTGATACTTGGCGTGGTTGTGGGTGTATTCCTTTCTTACCCAGCACTTGAAGTACGGGATATTGCTTTGCAGGAAAGCCATCAAACAGCGTCCTTATAAAATTGTTTTTCCCATTCCTTGTGCCGTTTTATTGGCTCTCTGAAATAGGTCATGTATCTTGCCAAATACACGATCAAGTGGTTCAACCAACTGAGCGGTCTAGGCAACGGCCTCATGTAGTCCATAAACAAAACAACCCTGTTACGGTCTGTCATGTTTACAGCTATGTGTTCGTAGGTGTCATCAAAGACAACAGTCTTGCCTTCTTCCCACCGATACTCTTCTTTGTTCACCACCAACACACAGCCTTTGCCTTCGGTTGGTATATCAAGACCCAGATGCACCCTGAGTATCCCGCACCACGGGCCTTCGTGTGGCATCAACATCTTTCTTGGCCCGATCACTGAGAAGTAGGCAGATATCAGATTTTTCTCGGCGTCTATAATCTTCATTGTTTCAGGGAACTCTTGGCAGTTCCGATCAAAGCGGATCTTGCCTGCCTTCAAGAAAAACATCTTCCACTTGTCATCGTTAGAGATGTATATCTGATCTGGGCTAATGGTCTGAAACGGCGCGAACTCATCTATACGGTTCCGCATCTTCTCGAACTCTGCCCTGATCACATCGTAGTTTTGTTCTAGAACAGCGGTGACAGGGAAGTCTGCGTTATCAAAAAACACACGATTGCCCTTCTTCGAGAATCTTCTAAACAATGGCCTAAAGGCTTTTTCGACAAGCCAGCCATTTACCTCAACCATCAGTAATAAGTGGCCCTTTTCGGATAGAACGGTTCGTCTTCTTCGTCTGAGTTGAGCCTCAAGAACCCGCCTTGCCGGAACCTGAGTAGTGCCTGTGTGGATGAATCCACAAGGTCATCGTGTTCACCAGAAGGAAATGAAGCAAACTCTTCGATCACCTCTTCGGCAAACCGTGTGCCTGGTGCCCAAACAATCCCTGACGCAAACAGGTCTGACACTGCGTTGACTCGAGATATCTTGTCGTTGCCCCTAGACGGGGTGTATTCACCGACAGGTATACCCATAGCCCGTAATTCGAAGATCAGAGGCATACCAGCAGCTTTGGCCTCCACAATACACGCATCGGGTTGCCAGTCTGTATAGAACTCTAGTGCCGTCTTTTTCAGTTCAGGGAACTCTAACCGCTCCTTGTAGGCATCCAACAAGATGATGTTGGGCTGCATTACGCCTTCAGAGTTGGGTTTGTAAAAAACTCCCCATGTTGTGCATGCCGAGTAGTCGGCACGTTGTGTCTTTAGGAACGCTGTGTCCCAGGACTGAATAATAAACTCGCACGGCGGCGGTTGTTCATCTTCCCACTCACGCCACCATTCCCGCTTGACCAGCGCACCCTCCTCGGAAGTTGGGTTCTGCTGATACTGGGCATTCCACTTGGGTGCCGGTAATTCATTACGAAGTGCAGTCAACTCCTCTAGTGACCAGAACTCAGGCCATAACGCTTTGCCGGAAGGCATGATCGCGGGGAACTCAATCACTTCCCACTCATCCACACCGACACGCTGAACAGAAGACTTGATGATCTGTCCCGTCAGATCCCGTTTATGCCAACGGGTCATCACTACAATGATCGCACCACCAGGCTGTAAACGCTGACGTGGGCCTGATGTGTACCAGTCATACACTCGATCAAAGACACCTGCGTCGGCACTTTGGCCTTCCTGCTCAGAATGCGGGTCATCGATGATCAGCAGGTCTGCACCTTTACCAGTCACAGCACCACCCACACCAATAGCGAAGTATTCACCGTTCTTGCTAGTGCTCCATCGACCAGCGGCTTTGCTATCGGATCGTAAACCTAAACTAGGAAAGACTGACTTGTAGTCATCGCTGTCAACGAGGTTTCGCACCTTACGACCAAACCCCACAGATAACTCTGCGGTATGTGCCGTCTGGATAATCTTTTTCTCTGGGAACCGGCCTAGAAACCAAGCAGGCAGCAGATAGGAGGCAAACTCTGATTTGGTGTGCCTCGGCGGCATGTTTACGATCAGACGCTTCAGTTCACCATTGGCAACCCGTTCAAAGGCTTCTGCCATGATCTTGTGGTGCCGTCCTTCAATAAACGCAGGCCACACATACTTAGTGAATCCCATGAAACTGTCACGGGCAGACTCTTTACGCTCCGCCTCTTCTAAAGATTCTAAAAGGTCTAGGATCTCTTTCTGCTCTTCAACAGGAAGATTCGGTATGGATTTGAGAAGGTTTGGATCTATTTTTGGCATAAAGCTCTGAGAACGTACTCTTGAGAACGTTCGCTAAGAACGCTAGCTATTTCGTAATCAAGGCCACCGACCACCCCTAGGTGGCCTACGTCCGTAATCTAGAACGTTCTCTGTTAACTTTCGTCATGTTAGCACATTGAGTCGCTTGACAACGTATGTCAACAACATTCGCAAATTTTTTAAAAATTTTTTTCG